TTTAATTGCCCTATGTGTACTGATAAACGTAAACGTGGTGGAGTTATACAAAACAGTTCAAAAATAAGTTATCATTGTTTTAATTGCAATTATACAACTGGATGGTCACCTACACCTAGATTGGGTGCTAGGTATAAAAAATTAGTAGAAACTTTAGGTGCATCTCAAAAAGACATCCAGGAGGTTGTATTTAATTTGCTTAAATACTCAGACGATCTTAATATAGAAGAAACAGATGCATATGTGTATAGTGCATCTACATTTGATGTTGTAAACTTACCTAAAGACGCCAATTTAATCGAATCTCTGCCAGACAATCATGCTGTAAAACAATATGCATTATCACGTAAACTTTTAGGTGTTTATCCGTTATTGCACTTTGATAACAATTTGTATAAATCTAGAATTGTTGTGCCATTTATGTACAATGATGAATTAGTTGGCTGGACCGGAAGACATATCAATCCACCTGACAAAGAAACGCCAAAATATTTGCTTAATATGCAAAGTGGTTATGTTTTTAATATAGATAAATTTGTTGATAGTGATAGAGATTTTGTAATAGTTACAGAAGGTGTTTTTGATGCTATCCTTGTTGATGGTATTAGTGTATTAGGAAACGGTGTTACACCAGAGCAGGCACATTTAATTGACAAATTAAATAAACGTGTAATTTTATGCCCAGACAGAGACAGAGCCGGTAAGCAACTCATAGAACAAGCAGTTGAATTAGGATGGGAAGTAAGTTTTCCTCCGTGGAAGGATGGTATAAAAGATGCGGCTGATGCAGTTGTTAAGTATGGTAGACTTTTAACTTTAAAAAGTATTTTACAGAATGCATCAAACAATAAAATTAAAATTCAAGTACAGGCAAAAATGTTATGAGAAAATTTGCAGAATGGTTAAACATTTGTAAAGAGCATTGGAAGGAAATATTTGCTATTTCATTTATAATGCATTTTGTATTTGATTGGCTTGTATTTTTAGCAGGATTTTTAGTGGGTAGATATCTATGATACTTTATACAAACGGTTGCAGTTTTACTAGGGGCCATGGCGAAGTACACAACACAGAAGGCCAATTAAACCCTCCTGCAAAATATGTTTGGGCAAACCAAATACGCAACCATTTCGATGATGTGATTATTTCAGCGTTAGCAGGCGGCAGTAATGATCGTATTTTGAGAACCACAATGGAGTATTTTTCTAAACCTCGACAAAATCATGTTGCTGTTATTCAGTGGACGTCACCGTTGCGTTATGAAGTATATGTAGATTTAGTAAAAGATTGGGCTGGAGTATGTAATTTATCTCAGACTAACTTAACACAATCTGTTAAAGAGCAATCAAAAAATTCAAAATACACTGTTCATTTTGATAATGGAAAATATATTTCTAAATTTAAAAAAACAACTGCATATAAAAATTTTATATCTGCCGCAGAAAATCAAACATTATTTGTAAAATCTTTTAATGATATGTTTGTTCAATATTATAAAAATGTATTTCTTTTAGAAAACTTTTTAAAACAAAAAAACATACCTTTTATGTTTACATCTATGTCTTATTTTGGACATCTCGGCTCTAATCCAAACGGTATGTCATTCGATGACATAGATAATAGACCTACTAAGTATGAATTAAATTTAAAAAAATCTTTAGATTTATCATTGTGGTCAAAACAACCTTTAACATTCTACATGGATAAAAACAAAGTAAGTGATACAGATGGTCACCCCAACAAACTTGGCCATAAACTAATAGGAGATGCAATACTACGAGAAATGAAACAAAGAGGTATGCTATGAAACTTTTAGCAAATGGATGTAGTTTTACTTATGGTCATCAAACACCAAGAGACAAAAATAACCAAATACTTCCACCTATGAGTATTGCCTGGCCAGCACAATTAAGTGATAAGTTTGATGACGTTACTAATTTATCATTAGGCGGCGGAAGTAATGATCGAATTGTTCGGACTACTATAGATTTTTGTGAAAGTAATGACATGAGTGATTATATTGTTATAATTCAGTGGACCAGTCAGTATAGAAAAGAAGTGTATAACAAGTCTATAAATGATTATGTGGGTTTAACAACATACATAGACTACCCAAATCAAATTTTAAATAATGTCCCAAAATCAAGCCTTACAATGATATGTGATTTAGAAGTAAAAAATAATGATAAATTCGTAGACGCGGCAACTCAAGAAATGTTATACTTATGGAGTACAACTGATTACAAAATACATTTGCTTAAAAATATTTTAACCTTACAGAACTATTTTTTAAAGAATAATATAAAATTTTACTTTACTACTATGTCACCTGAAGAACATGTTGTTAGTAACAAATTTTTAGACTTTTATAATCCTCAAAAAACACAATTAGAAAACATGTTATTAAAGTGTATAGACAAAACCAAATGGACTGGTATTTCTTTTGCAGGATTTTTGGATGGTGATCCTGATTTAATTGTTAGCCATGATGATCACCATCCAAACGAAAAAGGTCATAAATTATTAGCACAGTTTCTCTATGAAGGAGCAATGAAAATATATGGATAGACAAGAATACACAGAAGAAATTCAAGAATTATTTCTTCGTTTTATTATAAGTGACCCTGAGTTATTTGTGAGGGTAAATAATATTGTTGAACCATATATGTTTAACAGAAAATATCAAGATACTGTTAAATTTCTAAAACAACATTCTCAAGAATATAGCAGTATTCCTACCATTGATCAAATTAGTGCAACTACAAATATAGACTTAGAACGTGTAGACGGTATAACTGATAATCATATTGAATGGTTTTTGGATAGTTTTGAAACTTTTTGTAGACACAAAGCACTAGAAAAAGCCATATTAGACAGTACCGACTTGTTAGAAAAACAAGATTATGGTGCTGTAGAAAATAAAATTAAACAAGCAAGTCAAGTAGGACTTGTAAAAGATCTAGGTTTAGACTATTTCGAAAATCCAAAGGAAAGATTACAGTGGATAAAAAACCAAGCAGGTGCAACACCAACAGGATGGAAAATGTTCGACCAAAAACTTTACGGTGGTCTGAACAGAGGAGAAATAACAATATTCGCAGGAGGCTCAGGGGCAGGTAAAAGTTTGTTCTTACAAAACTTGGGCGTAAACTGGAGTTTAGCAGGATTAAATGTTGTTTATGTATCATTAGAACTTAGTGAACAACTTATCAGTATGCGTCTTGATGCTATGGTCAGTGAATTCGGTACTAAAGAGATTATGAAAAACATGGATGATGTTGATCTCAAAGTGCGTATGAAAGGCAAAGGTGCAGGTAAGTTTAGAGTTAAACAGATGCCTAATGGTGTAACTGCTAATGATATTAGAGCATTTGTTCGAGAATATGAAATAAATGCAGATGTAAAAGTAGATGCACTGTTAGTTGACTACTTGGATCTCATGATGCCAATTAGTGCTAGAGTCAGCCCAGGAGATCTGTTTATCAAGGACAAATATGTTTCTGAAGAATTGAGAAATTTAGCAGTCGAAAAAGGACTATTATTAGTAACAGCATCTCAGTTGAACAGAGGTGCGGTAGAAGAGATAGAATTCGACCACCATCATATTGCAGGTGGTATCAGTAAAATTCAAACAGCAGATAATGTTGTTGGTATTTTTACAAGTAATGCAATGCGAGAGCGTGGCAGGTACCAAATACAGTTTATGAAAACACGTTCTAGTAGTGGTGTTGGCAGTAAAGTTGATCTAAAATTTAACCCAGATACGTTACGAGTATCAGATCTAGATGACGATGATGAGGATGCATTGACAGTAACTACATCATCATTAGTTGATCAACTAAAACGTAGTAACAGTATCAAGGCAGATGAGCCATCTGCTGAAAATACAGTTAGTCAGGCATTAGGCATACGAGAGTTCTTAAAGAAAAACGACATGTAGATGATAAATATGTGTAATTAAGGAATAAATGCTGTGAAAAAAACAAGAAGTATATTAGAAGAGTTAAATTCTATCAGTGTTGATAGGAATAAACACCATATTCTTGAAAATCGTGTAGAGCATTTAGTTTCTAGTGCCGCAAATATCAAAAAAACATTGTATGAGCTATATGACAACGAAACTGCACTAGATCTAGAGCGTAGACTTATAAACAGTCTCAAAAGCGGTGACTATATGAAATTTTCACGAGGCATAAAGAAAATTGTAAAAGAGAGCACCGATGAGAATCAACGAGATAAATGAAGCACCTCAAAGTAGGGCAAGACAACAGTTTCTAAAAAACAAACAAAAGCGAAACTTTCAGCAAGGTGCTGTTCAATCTATGGGCAGAATTGCTCAAATGGCAAGGCAAAAAGCCGCTACTAGAGATTATCAATCGTCAGAAATAAAATTACCAGACGGTAGAACTTTTAGTAATTCCGCACAGGGCTGGATTGAGGTTGACCCAAAAACCAAACAACCAGCACAAGGTGCTGTTCATTTAAGTCCAACATCCAGTCAAGCAAAACAGTTAGATAAGTATTATGCTAATAAAGGACAAGAACCACAGGGTTTTGTTGATAAATTAAAATCTAAGTTTAACCAAGCAATTGGCGGCGAACTTGCAACCAAAACTAAAGCAGACCCAAATGCCAATGTGTGGAAGAGAACAGGTGCCACAGCAGGTGCAGGCATTGGTAGAGCAATGGGCAATTTATTGAGAAGTAAACCTCAACCAGATCAACCCACTGATAAGAAAGCAGTAGCAAATGTAGCAAAAACAGATTTAACATACTTACAAAAAAAGGTTATGAGTGGCGACGAGCAAGCCGCACAACAATTTGTTGATAGATTATCTCAAATGAAATCTCAGAATGTTGACATCAGTAATTATGCCGCAACATTACCTGCTATGCTAAAAAGAACTAAAATGGACAAACAAAGTCCTGCTTATCAAGAACTTGTTAAAGTAGCAAGAAGTATGAGCAGAGAATCATTTGAACATGTAAATAAAGTATTAGAATATGCTGGCATTACTTGGGAACAATTAGGTTACAAAGTTCTTATTACAGAATCACAATCAGATGTTGTTTTAATACCCCAAAAAGATTTAGAGTTATTTGAATACAAAGTATTAGCAGGAGTTTAAAGTGAAATTTGTAGAAATTTCGAAACCACTTGTTACTCAACTACTTTCAGAAAGTGTATTATTAGAAGCCAAAGAAGGCAAAAACACTCACCTTGAACATTTAGAAGACAATATCTTTAATAAAGGTTTTGCAGGTGCAAAAGAAGCCGTAGACTATCTATACAGTTTACATCAAATGTTAGAAGGAAACAGCAAAGCACCTGTTAGTATGACAACCAAATGGGACGGTGCTCCTGCTATTATTGCCGGCAAAGATCCACAAACAGGTAAATTTTTTGTAGGCACAAAAGGTGTGTTTGCACAAAAACCTAAACTGAACTTTACCCCTCAAGACATTGAACGTAATCATGCTGATCAAGGTGATAAAGATGCTAGTGGTTTAAGAGATAAATTAAAATTAGCATTAAAATTTTTAGGTAGATTAAATTGGGACACAGTTGCACAAGGTGACATGCTGTTTGCTGGTCAAGAAGATATTAAAGAAATAAACATTGATAGCGAACCCCACATAGTTTTTAAACCAAACACAATCACATATGCTGTACCAAAAGACAGCGAGTTAGGTAAACAAATTCAAAATGCAAGATTCGGTATTGTGTGGCACACAGAATATGTTGGCGGTCCAACACTAGCAGACACAACTGCTAAATTTGGTTTTGACAGCAGTGTGTTAGGTCAAGCCAATGGAGTATGGCACAGAGATGCTAGAATAAAAGATTTAAGTGGTACTGTAACCTTTACTAAAGACGAAAGTAACGATTTATTGAATACTATAAGTGAGGCAGATAGTTATTTAAAAAGTATAGATGCTGACACATTCAGTTGGTTAGAAAAAGGCACTGATTTAATAGGCAAAGATTTCTTACAACAATTAAAAGCACATGCAAACAATCAAGTACGTCAAGGATCATTTGATGAGCCTACAAAATTTGCACAAGGTTTTGTACAAAAGTATATAGATTTTATGACAAAAGAAATCAGTAAAGTTAAAACGCAAAAAAGTATAGATGCTAAAACTGCTAAAATGGTACAAGGTGTGAAATTTATCAAAGAACATGTACCTGGTATTGTAGCAGTATATGATTTATATTTAAAAATTATAGAAGCAAAAGTAAAAATTGTTAAAAAATTAGAACAAATTAGACAGATAGGAACTTTCATTCAAAGCGATAAAGGATTAGAAGTAACCGGCGAGGAAGGTTTTGTTGCTGTAGACAGAATGGGTAATGCTCTTAAATTAGTAGACAGATTAGAGTTTAGTAGATTAAACTTTGGTTCAGGCAAACCGGGAGCATAATGTACGAATTTAAACTTATAAATCAAGAGCTCGCAGAAAGTAGACTGTACAGAACTACAGGCAGTTTTTCGAGATTGTCTGGCAGAGATATTGCCGATTTATTTTATTTGCAAACATTATCTACATACATGTTTGTTCTAGACAATAAACAACATGATTATGGCATTGCATATGCAACTAAAACATGTCAATATGGACCATATGCAGTTTTTAGAACAGCCGCAACAGATTTATATCTACTAGGATTTGTAATCAATAATCCAGATTACGGTAATTTAAAAATATCTGGTTCGGATAGATCTCTATTAAAATCCCTATCATTTCAAAACAGAAAGCATTTCATGTTTATGCAAAGACTTGCAAAAGATGCTGTAAGCAAAAGTGATGCAACTACATTTTTATTTAGATTAGAAACACAATTAAAAATAGAAAATCCAATATTTAAACAAATGCGAAGATTGATAGTTGAATGGCAAAGTTTAAAATTTTCTCAAAGACAGATGATTATAAGTAAATTATTACAAAATATTAGATCAAAAGGTAGGGGTAGTGAAATTTTCACACACATAAGTTCAATGAGTACAAGAAGAGAACTTAAACCTTTACCACAAAAATCAGATACATTAAAACGTGCGGCGGCAACAGCAATTGGAGCCTATGCAGGAAGTAAAGTACTTCCAAAACTTACCAAAGGCAAACTTGGCTCAGTTAGCGGTGCAGGAATTGGTGCAGTAGCAGGATATTGGGCTAGTGGAAGAAAAAAAATATAATTTTATTTTACATATAGGACCACGCAGAACTGGCACTACATATCTGTACGACTTATTTCATCAGTCTCCTCTTCATATTAGGCAAAAAATAATGCCGGTAAATCCTTTTGAAATGTTAGATAAACATTTACAAAGATTGAATGATAATAAAATAACACCGGCTGTTTATCAAAATCAAAAAATGTTATTAAAAGAAGATGGTTTACATCTAGGAGAAGGTTTTGGATTTTTGGAAAGTTTTTTCAACTCATATTATTCTTTTGAAATTCTTTTTGACAATTTCTTTAAACGATTTGAGCATAGATTAAAGGATGATACACTGACTGAATATTTATATGTAACTAGACCTAATTTTTTACATTTTATGGATCCTGAAAAAATGTTTTTGTTTTTTAAAAATATGTCAATGAAATTTAAAACAGTTTACATTATAACAGGTTTCAGGCCAATAGTTGAAACAGTGGAATCACTGGCCAATTATGTTAGTTATACAGGATTAGAAAATGCAAATTATTCAAATGAGAGTGAAACCACAATATTTCAGATGTTTGAGCAAACAATAAAAGAATACAGTAATTTAACATCTTTTACAAAAAGTGTTTGTGAAAAACAATGTTGCGGTGCAAATAATTTACATATAATTGCTTTGGATCATCTACGATTAAATAACAGTGAATATATGTATAATAAATTTAACTGGTTATGGGAATCAGAACAACAATTACAAGAGATAGAAGCATTTGGAAAAAAATCTAATGCATCAAACGAAAATCAAACTTTACTATATCATCCAGCAACAACCAAATTTAAAACAGAAATACAAGAACATGATGAGTTTTTAGATAAATACATTTATGCTAATTAAAGATATCATACATGAAGCGGCCTCTCCAGAAGAATACAAGAGATTTGACAATGCTTATACTGGATGGTTAAAAGTTGCCGGACAACATTTTGATTCTGGGGCAAAAAGTTATGTTGCTAGTCGTGGAAAAGCAATATTTGGCGCCGGCGGAGTTAGCCCTACTGATGCAATATCAATGGCTTTAGAAGAATATCGAGCAAAAAAGAAAAAACGAAACAACACAACTGCTAAATCTACAAGTGCTAACATGACATACGGTGCAGACGATGATAACAAATCTATTTCAGTGCAACAACCTGCAGGTCAAGCAGGTTGGCAGGATAGAACGCACGGTCATTTGAGAACCAGAGGTAAAGTTTCTGATAAACTGAAACAGGCAATGGGCGATGTTGTACCAGATTTAACAAGTATGGACACAGCAGTAGGTAGTGGCATGGATATTGGTGATAATTTAGCGGGTAAACTTGATAAAGTAATGCAAATGGGCAACAAATACCGTAAATCACGTAGATAATCAGCATATTATCCTTTCTAAAAACCCTAAAAAATCATTATTTTTCATAAATACTAGTAACCAGAGCATGTTTAGATAACTTAAAAGGCGGTGGTTTAAAGACCACAAACATGCAAAGACCAATTTAGGAGAATTAAAATGGCATTATCAAGAGTAAATGGTGGTGTAGCAGAAGGACAATTACTTGTCGGTTCTTTAACACACCTTATCGTAGACGAAGTAGACGGTTCTGATGACATCAGCAACTTTGGTTTTACAGCAGGCGCGGCTGACCCAGGTGAGCAAGTAGTACAAGCAATCGCTTTACATGCAACTCCAGTAATCATCAACTCTGCAAACGCAAGAGTTATGTACGTGGCAGTTGAAGGTCAACCAAACGTTACAGCAATCCAGGCTTCAGTTGTAAGTGTACTAGGTGCAAACGCAACAGTAACAAGCGGTGATTACATCGTAGCATAAGTTTACTTCAAAAGTAACATTAAAAATCCTCACTTACGTGGGGATTTTTTTTGGCTTCTAGTTCTAGTTAAAAAATTTTAAATAGTGATAAATACAACTAATACACAGGAGACATCATGGTTGGAACAAGAAGTGGAGCAATGGGCTCTATAGAAGTTGTAACAGGAAACATAGAATTTTTTACACTTTTTACAAAATTAGACATCACAGTTACTAATGATTTTAATGACGTTACTCAAAAAGATTTTGAGAGTGTTGTGCAAGTTATTGGGTTAAGGGCAATGCCTATTGTAATGAATAATCCAGTTGAATTAGATGGGACTGGAAATTTTCTTTTAGAAAATTATGGCGCACCAAGTTTAACCGGTGCAGGTTGGATATTTAAATTTGCCACTGAAAGACCCGGGGCACACACAGTACAGACATTAGTTGATGAATTAAACGGTATTGTTTTAAATAGCGGTACTATAGATACTAAAAATGTATTAAATATGGAATTTACAAAACAGGATTTATTATAATATGAAAAAAACACAACCAAAAGCAATGTCTGAAGAAAAACAAGTGTATGCCGAATCAAATAATTTAGAAGCTCATATTATTGCTGACATGTTGAGAATTGAAAGCATAACAACTGAACTTCGTGAATTCAAAGAAGACACTAAAACAAGATTAAACAAATTAGAAAATTGGCTTGTTGCTATTGTAGGCACAAGTTTTACAACACTTGTTGCAGTGTTAGTTGGATTGATAGTGAATATGTTTACTGGGTAATTATGAGATTAAACGAACTTACAGAAGATACTATAATTGAAGCCAGAATGGTTTGGCGTAAAATGGGTAAAACTGTTAAACGTGCAGTACGATGCACCAGTGGAAGACGCAAAGGTAGAGTAGTAAGTAATCCAAGTCAATGTCACAAACCTATTGACATGAAAAAAAGATTGACATTGAAAAAAACTAAAGCACGAATGGGTGCTAGAATGATGCGTAAAGCAAAAAGAACAAAAAGAATGAACCCTGCAAGTAGAAGAGTAAAAAGTTTAAATAGATCAACTAATAGGCGCAGATAATGAAGTTTAAAGATATAAGAACATTTCAGTCTATTTTAAACGAATACGGACTTAAACCAGGAACACCAACAGCAGTTGGAAGCCAGCAATCTGGTGCTAATGCAAAAGCAAATGCAGTTGCTAGTCCCACTGTGCAAAAACAAACACCTAAAAAAGATTTAGGCAGTCCAACAACTACTCCTGGCCTAAATGTTAAAGAGCCAGAACAGGAACAACCACAACAGCCAAAAATTGCAAAAGCAAGTGAATTAGAAAAAGATTTTGAATTTGCAGATGACAAAGGCAATGCAGTTAAAGTAGTTAGCCCTGTTGGACAAGGAAAAAACAAAGATGCACTTATTGTGCAAAATCAAAAAAGCAAAGAATTTTATACAATACAACCGGACGACGAAATTGAATTGCCTATGGAAGAAGGCAAACTAGGAACATTGATTAAAAAGTCAGGATCAGGGATAAAATTTAAAAACAAAGATCGCGCCGGTTTAAAAAGATTAGTTAGAAAAAACAAACTTCGAGAGCAAGGCGAAGAACTGATTTTTGAAATCAACTTTAACAGTAAAGAAATTGCACAGCAGGCATTAGACCTTCCTATCAAATGTGGCTTTGAAGCAGAAACTTCATGGGACAATGTGTATGGTAGCAGTGATGATGACGAAGGTGAATGGCTATACGATTATGGCTGGTATGATATCGAAGACTTTATACACGATCAGGAAGGTAGCAGATCTGTCAATAGAGTTGAAGAGAGTTATAATGAATGGATACTGGAAGGTCCAGCATTGGAACTTGAAAGTGACATCATTGATGAAATGGTTAGCGACCGCGAAGAAGATGAATACTATCTCAACAAGTACATAGAAGATGAACTTAGCGAAGATGACATAGAAGAATACAAAGAACGCATATTAGATGACTTACCAAAAGAAGACCAAGAAGAATACGAAGATTGGGACTTTATGAACTGGGGTCGTCAGTATGTGGAAGAAGAATTATTAGACGATTACAAAGATTGGTTAAGAGAAGATATCCGCGAAAATGGCGAAGCATTTGACGATGCTATTGATAGAGCTCGATCAGAGTATGATATGGACTACTGGGCAAATGAAGAATACGGTAGTTGGATTAGTTGTTTAAGTGAGCATGATATCTATTTGTACGATCCAAACCGTGGAGGCGAAGGTGGTGGCCAAGAAGAAGTTGCAGACTATCTGACAGACTGGACAGACAAAAACAGTCAATATCAAGTAGTTCAAGCAGGAGAATATCACAGTAGAGCAGGTGACACCACTCAAGATTACTGGCGTGTAGAGGATGACAGCAGTATTCAAACAGATGGCACAGGCTCTGAGATCATTTCACCGGTGTACAGCACACCCAGAAAAATGCTGGAAGAAATGAAAAGCCTATTTGCATGGTTAGAAAATCAAGATGTAGACACCAACAGTTCAACTGGCTTGCATGTGACCATGAGTTTAGACAGTGAAGAAAAAGAAGAAATAAATCCAGTTAAACTTGCAGTATTGTTGGGTGACAAATATTTACTCAGCACATTTGGCAGAGAAAACAACAGTTATGCTAAAAGCCAATATAAAAATTTAGAAAAGTTAGGTCACAAATTAAAAGCAAATCCAGATGCTAAAACTATAGAACAAATTGAAGATATTTTAAGTTCAGGCATCAGCAGAGACAAGTTTAGCAGTATCAATTTCAAAGGTGATTCGGATATAAGAACAGGTAATCAACTGATCGAATTCAGAATTGGTGGCGGTAATGACTATCACAGAGATTTCCCCAAAGTAGCAAAAGCAGTCATTCGTTATGCCACAACGATGCAATCAGCATACAGTGATAAACTTTATACTCGTGACTATGCAACAGCATTGTACAGGCTGATCAACAACATAGGCAAAATCAGTGCAGATGACGAAGAACGAGTCAAATACAGAATCAATCCTGATGTAGAAGCACCAGCAGTTGATGTGTTAAAAGACTACTTCAGCAAAGACAATTATGTAGAGCACCTGAGATATCTTGTCGCGGCATACAACACACTTGCTGAATATCATACTGTAAAAAATAAAACAAACGAAGATGTTGAAACTGATGGTCCTGATGCTGACAGATTACAAGATTTATTGAAAAAAGCTCAAAGAAACTTTGCAGGTGCCATTGCACAAGCAGGATATGATCTTAGCCAAGGACATAACCGTGCAACACCAAATGCAAAAAGCATTGGTATATTAAGATCAGCACTCAAAGACTTTGAATTAGATTATGACAAATTGAACAGTTTAATAAATGGTCACCACACTAAAATTGATACTGGTAACAGTAGAAGCAATTTAACACCCAAACAGATATTGGGTAGAATTAAAAATGGTGTGGACAAACTGTTCAAGAAATCAGTTGTTCAAGAACCAGAATATTTAACAGCCAACCAAGTGGAAAAAATGATCACAGGCATGTGGAATGCTGTACACAGCGGTGAATTACAAGACGGCCAACAAGCAATAAAGTTTGCAAAACTGTTAGCAGATGCCGCAAACACAACCACAGACTATGCCGCGTCTTGGCTGGATCAGGTAAACAGCGGTCGTAGAGGCAGAGAATATAAAGAATTCCACAAATCAGTTACACAAGGTGGCTACAGCGAGCAAGCAATGTTTACGCCCGGCAGTCCAGTAGACTCCAAAAAACTAAAAGCATTCCAGGACCATCTCAAACAGTATCCAGAGTGGGAACATCCTGTAAGCAAGGATCATGATCCAAGAAGGTCCTCATTTGACGACAGTTATGTAGATAATGCACTCAGTAAAATGATGATCAAGATGCGAACTCGTTGGGATCACTTGGAAGATATCAGAGAAGAGAATCCAGGCTTGTACATTGATAGCATGAGAGAGATTGCCAAGTTAGTTACTAATCTTGTTGATGCTGTTAAAACCAAAGATCATGAGATGGGAGACAAGCACAAAGATCTACTAGGCACCGAACATGCACATCACAGAGATGGCCCCCAATATTTTGGAATGGGCGAACGCACCGCAGAACAAATAATGGATATGGTTAAAGGCATTGAACAACCTAATGCTAGAATGGTGTGGGACGATCCTGTAGCACATCAATTGCGTGACAGTATGCAAAATTATATTCGTTCTGCTTATTCTAGATACTACGAAATGAAACAACGTGGAGGCGATGGCTTCTATCGTTTAGGGCCTGTTCCAGAAATCATCAAGCAGAGAACAGATGCTATCAAAGAATTTTTAAGTGGCTTTGACAAAGTAGCACAAAGTCACGGATTTGACAGCCAAAGCAGTGAAATTGCCAACAAGAAACAGTTAGACAAACAGCAAGCAAAGTTCCAGAAAAAACATGGACCACAAACATTCAAAGTGCATGCATTTGATTTTGGTGGATATATATTTGCAGAAAAAGGTTTTGCACAAGGCTTACCGCACCTGGCACCAGAAGGCGTTGCAAGGGCTCTTCAGCAAACCAGCAACATACACCGCACTGATTATGGTGAACTGTTGATAATGCCCACCATACACTACTTCACTGCATTACAAGCATCAAAGATGTTAGCAAACCCTGATCAGTATAAAGATACTTGGCGTTGGGAAAAAGCACAGGCAGTGCTGAGAAAATTTGAAAGCACATACAAAATAAAATTTAATGATCTTTCTGAAAAATACATCGACATCAATGATGACAATCAGAAAGTAAAATCTGAACTTCAACAACAAAATGTCGAGTTCACAAACAAATTAGGTGACGGCAGAGAAGGCGTAGGAAAATTTGGCCCGCTGATACCCAGAGCAGAACTTAACGGACCAGATGGCGAGCCATTTGAACCAAGTTCTGCAGTGACATGGCGTATAAACAAAGATAACAAAAAAGCCGGTACAGCATCTGATAGTCAAGCACTTAATGATTTTGCCAAAGCCAGAGAAAACTTCAGAGAGTTTGATTACATGATGAACAACGGCATACAGCAGTATGTCAAAGACAGTGAAAAGCAAGATTTAGTTGCGTTCTTAAACAATGAAACGCAAGTTGATAGAGCAACAAAAGTACGAATGTTGATACATATGATAAACAACGTTGATCGTGATATAAGAGAACCAATGCCAATCAGTCAAGCACTGGTGAGAGCAAAACCACAGAGTGAAAGTATGAATACATTTGATAAATTTGATAAACTACCGCTAGAAGAGCAGTTGCGTATACTTGCCAAAGTGGATAAGAAAAAAATTGACGAAGCCTGGAGCAAAAAGTACAAGGACAGCATCAACTGTAGCAATCCAAAAGGCTTCAGCCAAAAAGCACACTGTGCAGGCAAAAAGAAAACAGAAGCAGTGCTAGGACCTAATCCAACATCAACCAGTTTACCTGGTTACATCAAAGCCATCAACGACATACTGCAATCCAACAGTCCAGTATTGAAGATGGGAGCAACTGGGGCTCACACCTTCACTGCTGATCCCGGCCAGTCTGTGACAAGTACCTCAGACATTATCACAGGGCAAGGCAAGGATCACAGTGGCAAAGACACTGAACAAGTGATTGCTAAGACACTGTGGAAAGGACAATTAAAAACAACAACCGATTCTCCCACTGCTAAAAAAGTTGTTTTCAATCGAGGAGAAGTTGCAGAGGCATACCATGCACTGGCAGCGTTTGTGAGGTTTATCGCCAGACCCACCAGAGATATAACATTAGAAGATGTTGTAAAATGGATACCCAAACTGGAAAATGGTGTAACATATGATCTAAAAGTAGCTGATGCGGAGAACAAAGATTTAGCAGACGAGTTCTGGGTTACTGTGTCTCTTAAACCAGAGCAATGGACAGCATTCAAAGATCCTAATGCTGTGTTAGCAGACACACCGTTTGCTAAAATTGCCAGAGACATCGTTGACGATGCTAACAGTGAAACAGGCAGACGTGCAGACGTGTATGCTACCAACGGTAGATATGATTTAGTGCGTGTGATAGGTGATGGTGTAAGTGGCGAAACAGAAACCAAAACTGATATTGAATTCGAAAACGAAACAGAAAAGAAATACAGAGGCTACAGCATCAAAGTAGGCTCAGTTAAACAGATACATCAAGTTGGCGGCGGCGCAATCTCTGGCGGAAGAAAAGCATCAGCAGAACAAAGATTTAGTATACTGCAAGACGAGTTATTTGGTGTACACGGTAGATTCCGTATTGCCGACATCAGCGACGCCAAGGTTGCTTATCTAAAGGCAGCACAAGACGAAAGCGTTAAAGGTAGATTAGCGGCACAAGAAATTGGTTACAAAGCCGCAGTGGAAAGTATCAACAACTTTATCAAAACAGACGACGACGAAAAGAAATATGTAAAGCTGTTGGCAAAAGCATTTAAGTTTTTCCAGGCACGAGACGATGATAGAATATTGTTAAAGCAGTTCACAGGCACAAAGAAAGGCACTTACATATTGGATCCAAAGAGATTTGACAAACTACACCAGCAAGGTTTAAACTTGGTTGCAGTATACGATGAAGCCAAAGAAAATCCGGAAATGGCAATCATTGATCAAGACAGCAACAAGCGATTGGTCACTTTCCGCACTTATAAGACTGCAGACGGTTACATGCGAAACTATATTGAAAAAGGCGACTTGTGGAAAGACTTGACTAATATTGCTAATGTAAAAGAAAGTGTGCGTGAAGGTGCTGTACCAGACAACAGCACTGTGAGAACACTGCGAGAGATACTCAGCAAGCCACTGTTGAGCGGAGACCTCAAAGGCCAGATGATTGCGTATACTGCTGTTCCTGATCCAAGTATGATCAGAGATTTCCGTTCTGCTAGAGCAATGGCAGGCGATCAACATGATTTACGTGATGTGTTACGCAGTTACATAAAAGCAAAATTACATCCAGATGTGATGAGAAAGCTGAAATGAAACTGTTTGAAGTAGCACACAAAGGCATACCACGCAGTCAAATGCCACAGATACATGTAGACGATATCAAGGATGACTTTGGATATCGCCAAGGCAAGCTATCCTTGAAAAAAATGAAACCTGTGCAAACAGAGCGTGTGGAATCTGAATATAAAAAAGCAGTACAAAAAATCAAGAACAAACAAGCAAAGCCAATATTACTAGACAAACAGCTACGCATAGTAAACGGGCACCATAGATATGATGCATACAGACATTTGGGTTTTGACAGCGTTCCTGCTGTGATTGTTGATGCCACACTAGAAGATCTTATGAGCAAGTATCAACACACCACAGAAGAAGCAGGCGCTGGTGCAGGCGGCGGAGCCGCAGGTGGTACTGGCGGTGCAACAAGTTCAAGTGGCGACAGCGGGTCTGCAGATTCCGGAGACGCAGGAGACAGTGGCTCCGATTCTGCTGAAGCCACTCCTCCACCAAGCAGAGGAATTTTTTATGTAGGCGGGTTTGCACCATACAAGTCATCTAACAAGAAAAAGAAGAAAAAGAAAAAATCTTCAGTGGAGTTTGGCAAGAGCGTATATGAAGTTGCAGTCATAGACGACTATGGTGACATGGTGGAGTATGAGCTGGTAAACAAAAAGCATGTCAGTAAAAGTGTAGACGAAAACTTTGCTGACGGTAAGAAGAAAGGCAAAAGCCGTCCTGGCAGAGTCAAAAAAGCAGGAGCCAGTTGCAAGGGTTCAGTTACAGATTTACGAGCAAAAGCAAAAAAGTACAGTGGTGAGAAGGGTAAAATGTATCACTGGTGTGCCAACATGAAAAGCGGCAAAAAGAAAAAGTAATTAAATACTTGTATGAATATTCAACATATTTGGCAAGTCAATGATATTCAAGTCTTTTATAATCCTCAAAACGATGGCGGCGGCAGAACGTTTGCTATAGATTACATAAACTATCTTCAAAATCAAAAATATAATCATGTGCTAGAATGGTGTGCAGGCCCCGGTTTTATTGGCTTTGCTCTATTAGCATCAGGTATATGTAATCATGTAACTTTATTAGAATGTGATGAAAATGCTATTATAGATATAAACAATACACTTGACAGTAATCCACACATAAAAGATAACGTCACAGTAATACACACTGATAATATACAAAGTTTGTCAGAAACTCATCAATTTAATTTAATAGTTGGGAACCCACCTCACTTTAAACAATTTAATAGCCAGCAATATATGTTTTTTAAGAATATCCCAAAAGAAACTTGGAATAGACTTGCAGTCGATAAAAATTGGCATATACACACTGAATTTTTTGCACACATTGATAAAAATATGTCTCAATTATGCGAAATTATTTTATTAGAGAATGTGCATAATAATGAAATCCATAAAATTGCAGAAAAATTTAATTTTAACATAGTATCGTCAACTGCCACAGAGTCAAACCACGAACTTTTAAAAATTGTAAAATTTTAAAATAAATATTGCTAATGCAATTAGTTGATATCGATAATCCTTTTGTAAATTTTCTTGCCAGTTGTGGACAAAAACATCTTTTGAGTAATGTGCCCAGCCATGCAAAACAAAGTGTATATGGTCAATGTAGACAGTTAGACCAGTACTGGACCTCACAAGAAAAAGTTCATCCTAACGTAAAAGCAATATTTGTAATTAGTTTAGATGGTATAGGCTCAAAAGAATTATATCAATTGTGGGAAAAACACAAATATAACAGTAAACATCTAATACCTAAATATATTATTGATCATGAATTGCCTGTTATATTGTTTGACAACAGTGCAGAAGGTTTTTGCGATGATCATATATTTAAATTTATTTCTCAAGTAGTACATCATTTTTGTTTGGATCCTGATAATACTTTTTACTGTAACAGCAGTTATAACATACAAGATATGCAACAAGAATCTGGCTATACAAATTTTAAAACTTTTTGTTCAAACAATTTTCTAGAAGATAGCATGGCAGAGTTATTTGATAGCATACAATATAATTATGTTGATAATAACAAATTATTTAACATAGAAACAAATTTGCAAAAACAATTTCTATTTAGTTGTTTGAATAATGCACCAAAATATCATAGGGCATTATTACTTGGTTGCATGATTAAAAATGATCTTATACAATATGGTTATGTTAGTAGTCCTAGTGTCCCTTTTGAGGAGTTGTATAAAAAGACAATTTCAGAATTATCAATTGATTTAGAACATAACATTATTTCTAAAGAGGATGTTAAACAATCAATAGAATGGTTAGACTTATTACAGCCTGTCTATCCGTTAGAAGCGGATGTGCGAACCGACGACATAGTTCATATGAAACAGTTTGGCGACAATAATTTTATACAAAACATGATGAATTGTGATATTCAAGTAATTACAGAAACATTTTCTAATAATAATTTATTTGTAAGTGAAAAAGTTTTTAAACCTATAGTAATGTGTCAGCCTTTTATTGTACTTGGCAGTACACATACTTATAGGCATTTAGAAAATTTGGGTTATAAAACATTTGATTATTTAGTAGACACAAAAAAATTAGACATAACCAGAAATGTTATAGATAAAATTAGTTTAATATGTGATATATTATGTAAATTGCAAGAAATCAAACAAAATCCTGTTGAGTGGAATCAGTTAAATGATAGAATATCAGTTGATTTAATACATAATTATAACCATTTTGTTGAAAGGTTACATAAAATAAAAACAAACAGCACACTAGGTGTCCATGAATTTTTAGAAATAAGGCCTGGATATAAGTTACCATTGACTACCAAATAAGATAAATACTTGTATGAAGATCAATGATATTATTTCAGAAACAATGACTGCCGGTTCTGTAGCAACTGTAGTACAGCCTATATCTAGTGATGTAAACAGAGTTGTCCAAAGACCTAAAAAGCCTAAAAAAACTAAATGGGCACATAAAAAACCTGGTCCTAAGACAGAAAACTCTACTATTATCAAGAGATAAGTATGAAAATGCTTCATACTAAAAACGGTCTTACTGTAGTTAGCTCTAACGAGTTTCGTTTTTTTGACAAAATAAAAGCAGAAAACGGTATATATGAAGTAGACCTGCAAGAAAATGAATTGCATATGGCCACTAACTTACGTCAACGTGGATTAGTATTAAAGATAAATGACAATGGCAAAACAAAATACAAAACGTATCCTCAGAAAGAACATTTCTAAAAAGAAAAAGAATGAAATAGCAAAAAAACTTGAACAAGCAGTTCAAAATGTCAGCAAAAGAAATTTCTATTTTGTAGCAGGAGATAACAATAAACTCTATTCTGTTGTAGATGGTAAAACTAAACAAGCACAAATTTCACGTATTCCTGTCGGCCAAGCCGCATACACAATTTGCTCTGTTTTAAACAAGGCACCCAAACCCAAAATTAGTCCTTTAATTAAAAGATGCAAAGAAATTGTTGATAAACACAGTGATAAACTTTTAAAACATATCAACGATTTATACTTTTATAATTACACACTTGACACTACCAATGACTTAGACAAAATAATAGTTGTGCAATCACGAAAAGATATCAGCCTTCTACGGTATTATGATGAAAAGAGGTCGTTAGTATCTTCGTTGCATAATACATCTATTGAAAGTATCGATTATAAAAAATTATAATTTTTCTATCTTTTTGATAAATACATTTAACAATTTTATTAAATCGGGAACATATTATGAAAATTGCAAATTTTAAAAAATCAGGTATTGTAAGAGTTAGGCAACTTAATTCATACCTAAAAGAAAATCATGGTGTTAAAGTATCAGGATTTCATACAAAATCTAAACTAGAAAATGTTAGAGAACAAGCAAATAATCATGTAGTTAGACTTAGAAACACTAACAAAAAATTTCAACTAGATCCTGAATATGCAAAGTATTTAGGTGTTAGAGACATTATAGATGTAATGCTTGAGTCAGGCATGTATGCAGAAAGTCCTGCAATGAAAGAGATGAAAGGCATGCTGGTTGCAAGTGTTCAAAGTTTAATGGATAGTGGTTACACTGTAGATGAAGCAAGCAAAGAGTGTATGAACAGATTCCGTCAAGATTCCCGATTTGCATATGACGATGAATTTGTTTTACCGATTGTTTTAAAAGCCGCTAAAGAATATTATGAATCATCATGTGGTGGCTCCCATGAGTCAGTGGAAATGCCACAAACAGAATTAAATGAATTCTTGCTTGCAGAACTTGCAAAAGAATGTGGTGTTGAAATATCAGATGTAGACAGTTTAAAAGCAATTGATGAAAAAATTGATACATTTGCTAGAGTGACTGGTAAAAGCAGAGACGCAGTAGTAGGCTTCCTTAACGGTTTAGAAGAAGATGCAGTAGTGGGTGGTATTCAAATGTTTGGCAAAAAAGTTGCAGAACAGAATGCATTTACTGGTGCAAGAAAAGACGCGATTGCACAAGGTAAGGATGAGTTTGAAGTAGACGGCGAAACTTACAAAGTTACTGGCAACACTTCCGACGAGAAAAAACAAGCCAAAAAAGAAAGCATGTTTGACGATATTATCGACGAAATGATCACCGAGTCAAGTGTGGAAGAAGCAGAAGTTGTTATGGCGGCAAGAGCATTAGCAGATGATATTCAAGATCAAATTGAAAGAATTGGTAGAATGGCTAATGAAGATGTTCCTGCTATTGCTGATCAAATGAGAGCAGAGTTTGGTGCTGAAGCGGCACAAGGATTTGTTACTTCAATGCAATCAGCATTAGAAGCACATCTACAAAATTCTAAAAATGCCAAAGCAGAAATTGACAGTGCAATTGGTGGTTTAACAGGAGAGTCATCACTGGATACACCTGCAGGTGATATGGGATTAGAAGAACCATTGCCAACAGACGACATGGACATGGATGCACCAGTTGATAATGTTCCAGCCGCGGCAGGTCCTGAAGAAGAACCATTGGGCAGAGCACCAGTAGAATTATAATGAAAATTTCAGAAGTGTTGCTGTTTGAAGCATACTTTGATGATCTTAGAGTAGCAGTACTTGACAGATTAGCACAATTTGTTGGTTCAGATAATACAGAAATATCCACAGAAGAATTTAGATCGGCTCTTGCACAAGACGGTTTTTTAATGAGTGCTGACGAATTAGTAGCCGCACTAAATGACATGCAGGTTGTATCTAATGCAACTATAGACTCAATTACTCCAGCAGGCAATATTCCAAACGACATGGTTGAGCCAGATGTAGATCCGGAAGAGCCTGAAGTTGATGTAGGCAATATGGCTGGTGATCAAGCACTGTCCGCCGTAAAAGACCAATTACCCACATAATCCTAAAATAAATAGTAGCATGGAATCGAGATTACTTCGTGCGGCTAAATTATTAGAATGGAAATTATATGATCAGTTTAACGGATCATACCAAGAAATAGCATTAAATTTTATTAAAGCAGTTACCAGAGGCGGTGATCCTGCACAATATAAAGAAACAGACTTGTTTGATGAAGCCGTAGAAGTCTTTAAAACTCAAAATAACGAGTACACAATACAACCAGAAAAATTGCCTACCGAGATACCTTATATAAGTTTTGATGTTCCAAATGACGATTCAGACCAAATTAAAAATGCTCTTAGAGTTGCATTGGAGTCTAAAAACAAAGATAAGAAAAAAAATCTCAACATGTGGCAAACTCATACACAATCTACAAACAAACATAATATAGAAAATAACAAGTATAAAAAATTATTTAATATAGACAAACAAGAGTGGTATAACCTGTTTCCAACATTAAGTTATAAATTAAATACCGAAGGAATGCGTAACAAATTCAATTTAGATGATTACGATGAAAATGAGTTTATTCCAGTGTTTGGAGATAGTAATACATTTGGCATGGGATTACCGGAAGAATATTTGTGGCATCAAAATTTAGATGAGGATTTACCGATATATAATTCTGGAGTAGTAAGTGGTAATTTAATAGATGCTTATGTTTTGCTGACTAGTATGTATAATACAAAAAAGTTTAAAAAAGCATATATTTGTATACCACACTCCGAAAGATGGACCGGTATTTCTAACAGAGGTTATTTTGAAGGATTGACATCTGGTGTACATTATTTTTTAAAACAGTACGAAGATATTGACAGTGTAATAAATCAAAATACTAGGCAATTTTATCGTTGGATAGCAACACAAAGTATTACAAATTTTTGTATTGCAAATAATATTGAATTAAAAATATGGGATAGAAACACATTCATGACTGCTTTATGGGCAGTTGAAAATGATTTGTACTTACCAAATTGGTTTCATATTTTTCAAAATGTAGAACCAAACATAAAAATTGTCAATCAGTGTAATCAACCCATTAAGGAATGGTTTAAACATACTGCCAGAGATCATATACACTTTGGTGCAGATTGGCATAAATCTATATCAACCTATTTTAATAACCAACAGGCAATTTGACATCTTAACAAAAATCATGTATAATATAAAAAAGGAATCTATGGCATGCTACTAAAAGAAAAATTTGACTATGTTCAATTAAAAAGAGTTACAACACCAGAAGGCAGAAAATATGTGGGAGCCGACGAAGTTCCTGTGCCCAGTGTAACTACTGTTTTAGATAAAACGTCAGATAAAACTGCTTTATTTGAATGGCGAAAACGAGTCGGCGATGAAGAAGCAAATAGGATAAGCAGAGAAAGTGCCGGCTTAGGCACAAAAGTACACAATGCTATCGAAAAATATATTCTTGGAGAAGAAATAAGTTTTGGTAATAATCAAATCAGTGTTATGGCTAAAGAAATGAGTCAGTTAGTTATTGATGAGGGATTTAAGAATGTTGACGAAGTTTGGGGGACTGAAATAGGTCTTTTAGCTCACGGACTGTATGCCGGCACAACGGACTGTGTAGGTTTACACAATGGCGATGAAGCAATTATAGATTTTAAAACTTCTAAGAAAATCAAAAAAGAAGAATGGATTGAAGATTATTATTTACAGTGTTGTGCATACGCATTAGCACATAATGAGATGTATGGTACAAATATCAAAAAAGGTGTAATACTAATGGTAAGTAGAGACAACAAATTCAAAGAATTTGTCATAGAAGGTGCCAGATTTGATATGTACTGTGAAATATGGGCTCAACGTCTTGCCGAATATTATAACAAATATGCAAACTAAACAAGTACAAATAAAACATAAAATAATAGGTAAAGTAGAACCTACCTATTTCAAAATAGTTGATGTAGAAATACCTGTTTTAAAACAAAACGAATTTCTAGTAAAAAACATTTATTGTAGCACAGATCCTTACATGCGAGTAAATATGAATCCGAATGCTTGGACTATTGGGACAGAACCAGATGCTCCAATTCTTGGAGAAGCAGTCGGAGTAGTAATAGATAGTAAAAATACAAATTACCCAATAGACTCTATTGTT